CTTACGAAGATTCTTCCTTTGTTGACATCGACGATGCATGGGGTTTGTGTTTAGATCTCTCCGAAGAATTTGGTTATGCCGAAGTTCGTCAGGGTGATCATCTTCTAGGAAGTTACACAAACGGTCAGTGAGTTTCTATCACTAACCGTTTCGATTCTCAAGTATTTTTACTATTGAGAATCGGAGCTGCCAGTGGACGGTTGAGCAACCTACACACGATTTTGGCACGGTGCCCTAGATCGTGTATTGTATAGGAGTGGAGGGGACAGCACCCTCCCAAGTCCCTTCTCTTCTCTCTCATGCGTAAGATCGAATCTGAAATGATTGCCGCAATCAACAACAATCAGGATTGGAAGTGCGATAACACTGAAGTTATCCACACTTGCGACAATGTGAACCCTCCCGTGTCCCATGTATATCTGCACGGGAACAAGATTGCTGAGGTTGGTGATGACTTTCTCAAATTGTTTGATGGTGGTTATCAGTCAAAGACTACAAAATCCCGTCTGAATGCACTTCTTTCTGAGTTTGGTTACACTTGCGGAACCAAGCAAGAGTATATTTTCCAGAAACAATATGAGTGGTTCATTCAAATGTTCGACCTGACTGAAAAGGCAATGCGGACTATTCCTTTCACCGACGGAATGCGTTTGGCAGGATGACAACTTTGGGGGTTAAATTCCCCCTCAATTGTTTTCACTTTACCAACACAACATTATGAAAAACCTTCACATCGAACACCCCGAAGATACCATCCTCACAGGTGATCTTTCTGTCCTAGATTCTTTCCTCTCTGAGTGTTATCTTTCCGTCAAAATTGATGGTGCTCCCGCAATCGTATGGGGCACTAATCCTGCGACTGGAAATTTCTTCGTAGGCACCAAAAGTGTCTTCAACAAAGTTAAAATCAAAATCAACGAATCTCATGAAGAAATTGATGCGAACCACGTCGGTGAAGTTGCAAAAATTCTGCACGATTGTTTTGATTGGTTACCTCGTACAGATGGCATTTTCCAAGGGGATTTTATCGGTTTCGGTGGATCTGACGAATATACTCCCAACACAATCACCTATAAGTTTCCAACAGTAATCGATCAAAATATCATCGTTGCTCCACATACTTTCTACACTGCAGAGAGTGACTTAAGGGATGCAATCGCACACCCGATGAAGTTTACCATCACCGACACAGTTTACTGTAAGTTTGTGAAACCCTGTGCCCGTATCTTCTCTGGCAATTATATCACCTGTGCGGGTTCGTTTGATGATCTTTCTGAGGTCATTCAGTTCGCTAAAGTAATGGCACAGAATGTTCAGTTCGTCGATGATAAGCAAGCAAAGGAAATTAAAAAGCAACTTAACAAGTGCATTCGTGAGAATACACCGATTGATGATAATGCTTTTGACTGTGATTACACTCTGATTGCATTCTGGAAACTGGTGCAATCTATCAAAGATGATGCACTCTTTCTGTGCCGTAATAATGGTCCCGAAGCATACATCGGTCAGGATCGAATTGACTCTGAAGGTTATGTAATGCACAATGAGTTCGGTGCATATAAGTTGGTGAATCGTCGTCTCTTCAGTGCTGCTAACTTTAACAACAATCGTTTCCAGACTGCATCATGAAACATCAAAAAGAACTCACAAAGTACATGGAATCTGAAGGATTTGAGTTGCAACGACAGAAAAATCATTTGGTTTGGAGGCATCATACAGGGGTGAAGATTCATACAGCATCAACACCTTCCTGCCGTCATTCTCTGAATCAGGTTAAACGTGATGTGCGACGCAAGTTGATACAAATAGGCATTCGTTCGTGAATCACCAGTTAGGGGGTATTATGCCCCCTTATATGTTGCCCGCCGTGTATATAAAACCCATGGGTCCCCCTAATCTATAAAGTGTTACACTCGACCTTTAAATTATTCACACACATATATAAAATCAATGGTAGATTTCAAAGAAATGCAAAAAAATCCGGAGGAAAATTTTACCACCGTAGAAGTCGATCCAGTTACTGGAGAGTATTATGTTACGATTCCTGAATGGATTCTGAATGAGTATGGATGGTATGAGGGCACCGAAGTAAACATGGAAGTCGAAGGAGACTGTATTATAATTACGGATATCAAGAAGGATTGACACCGTATAGATAATACTGTATGATATTTGTTGTACGTACAAACTGAAGTAATTACTCTCTATTATGGCTAAAGGATTTACGGTAAAAGCAAAGGCTCCCACACCGTCGCAAAGTGCTCCAGAGTGGGACTATGAGCAAGCAAAAGAGATGATCCGTGGAAAATCGATTGTCTTTTGTCTTCCTGGAAGAGGCGTCTCGTATACGTATCTGAAAAATTTTGTACAATTGTGTTTTGATATTGTACAAGCAGGAGCATCTATCCAGATCTCGCAAGATTATTCATCGATGGTAAATTTTGCAAGATGCAAGTGTTTAGGTGCGAATGTTCTGCGTGGACCAGATCAACTTCCTTGGGATGGAAAACTGAATTATGATTATCAATTATGGATTGATAGTGATATTGTTTTCAACACTGAAAAGTTTTATCAATTGATTTTGATGGACAAAGACATTGCGGCAGGTTGGTACATGACCGAAGATGGTCGCACGACTTCTGTTGCACACTGGTTAGAGGAAGATGATTTCCGCAATAATGGTGGTGTCATGAACCATGAAACTGGTGAAACAATCACCAAGCGTCGTAAACCATTTACAGTTGATTACACTGGATTTGGTTGGTTACTTATTAAGAATGGTGTATTTGAACATCCTGAAATGAAGTATCCTTGGTTTGCTCCCAAGATGCAAGTCTTCGAATCTGGACAGGTTCAGGACATGTGTGGAGAAGATGTATCATTCTGTCTGGACGCAAAGGAAGCAGGATTTGAAATTTGGTGCGATCCTCGCGTTAGAGTCGGTCACGAAAAGTCAAGGGTTATTTGATATGGCTGACGAATCTTACAACATTTATCATAAAGGTAGTAGGATTTATAGTAACTTGACAGAATTAGAATATTTTGATATTATGGAGGACCTGTCGATAGAGTATTATCAGACGGGTTCTCCAAGACCTGAAGATCTTGAAACTGAAATTACTAGGAGATTAAAAAATGGCAATGCGTAAAGGCGGTGGTTATGTTGAAGGCGCACCGAAGAAAACTCGTCAAGGATGTGGTTCTCATACCAAGTATGCCGCGTCTTCTCGCAATAAAGCTCGTAAGAAGTATCGCGGTCAAGGTAAGGGTTAAATAAGACAGTCAATAAAGTCTTATGAGTTGTTTAATCACCAACCTTCCATCAGTTGAAGTATGGGTTCGTAAAGAATATCTTACAGATCATCAAAGTGGACACGGTGAATTTGTTAAAGGCGTTTGGGTTTCGGCAAAGTCGATTCCTGGACGCGCTTTTTATTTTGAAACTTATTTGCCAGAATATGCGGCAATGTATGATAAGTTACCCATAAGCGCGTTTGTCTCGTCGCCGGAAACACCTAGTCCAGACATGAATCTGCCAAACCTACAATTTTGGAACTGTATGGACTATGGTGTGGTGAGTATTGATAAAAAATTCATCGGTAGTATGGACTTTGAGTGCTATACACGCGACTTTGGTATTCAAAAAGGCACTTATATATGCACAATTGACAATTATCACCGTGACCCAGACATGGTTGACTGGGCAACGAGTGAAAATCCTGCCGAACACAAATCTCATAATCTGATTGAACTTGAAAATGGTCAATATGCACTGTACCCGAACAATAGATTACGTATTTTTGACAATAGTTTGACACCTGTCGAACCAAAAATACCAGATTTTAAAGTTTCGACTCAATATTATCAAGTTGAGAATGGTTATGATCGTCTTGGAATGGGGCGCGAGGACGAATATCACTGGAAAACTGCCAAAGAGCGTGAAGAAGAGGAAAATAAATAAGGATAAGGGATAGCAACCCCTCTAAAAGTTCTGTTTTTAACGAAACAGGAGCTAAAATGGGAAAATCGTCTGTAGATAGGAACAAAGATTATATGAAAGAAATGTGGGGAACTACTCATCTTGCCTCTGATTATGGTTCAATGAAGCAAATTGATGTTTATAAGGAAAAACATGAGTTTTTACAGGAAATAATGGATTATGAACAGTCACATGACTTAAAAAAACAAACAAAATTGCATGAAAAAATTCGCAATGATGAAGATTATGATGATTGGGAGTATGGAACAGAGCCAAGTTATGGAAATCCTTGGAAGTAAATATAAATAAAATCAAGAAAACTCTAGTCTAATGGCAGAACAAAGGGTATCGAGATCATTTAAAGACATTAATTTATCCTTTGTTCCTCATCCAGTAACAAAGGATCTACAAATACTGAAAAATGAGAATGCGATTCGTAGATCTGTAAGAAATATTGTAGAGACTATCCCTACAGAAAGATTCTTTAATTCATTGTTAGGATCTGATGTGCGAGGTAGTCTATTTGAATTTGTAGATTTTGGTACTGCATCAACAATTCAAGAACAAGTTGTAACTGCTATACAAAATTTTGAACCAAGAGTTGATAATGTTTTTGTTCAGGTTTATCCAGAACCAGATCAAAATGCTTTTGAAATTGTAGTATTTTTTGACATTATTGGGCAGGAGTTTCCGACACAAGAATATACATTCCTCTTAGAGGCAACAAGATAAAAAATGCCTTTTACTAAATTTACCAATCTAGACTTTGACCAGATAAGAGATTCAATCAAGGACTATCTACGTGCCAATTCTACGTTTACGGACTTTGATTTTGAAGGATCGAACTTTTCTGTATTGATTGATACCCTCGCATATAACACTTATATTACTGCATTTAATAGTAATATGATTGTGAACGAATCTTTCTTGGATTCTGCAACATTGCGCGAGAATGTAGTATCTCTGGCAAGAAATATTGGATATGTTCCTAGATCTAGAACGGCATCAAAGGCATCTATAACCTTCTCTATTGAGAATATAACAGGAACCCTTACTGCCACTCTTAAAAGAGGATTAGTTTGTGTTGGAGAGGCAAATGACGCCACATATACATTCTGTATTCCAGAGGATGTAACCGCAAATGTTATTGATGGAACAGCGACATTTGAAAATCTGGAAGTCTATCAGGGAACATATCTAACGAAAAAATTCTTATATGATGGATCTTTAGATCAAAGATTTATTCTAAACAATTCTTATATCGATACATCAACTCTTTCTGTTTATGTTTCAGAAACAGAAAGCGAATTGGGATTAGAATATAAACTTGTAGATAATATACTCAACGTTGACGCAAATACAAGAATATATTTACTTCAAGAAATTCAAGATGAAAAATATGAACTTATTTTTGGTGATGGAATAATAGGCAAAAAACTTGGAGAAAATGACGATGGAATCTATGTAACGGCAAATTACATCATAACTGATGGAATACAAGGAAACGGAGCCAGAGTATTTTCTTTTGCTGGAAGTGTTATAAAATCTGATGGAACTATATTGGAAACTGGTAATGTTTCTATAACCACCAATAATCCTTCTTCAAATGGATCTGACATAGAATCTATTAATTCAATTAAATATTATTCTCCAAGGATTTACTCCGCACAGAATAGGGCAGTAACATCAAGAGATTATGAGGCAATAATTAAACAAATTTATCCAAATGCAGAATCTGTTGCAGTTGTTGGGGGAGAAGAACTTGATCCTCCAGAATATGGAACTGTTGTTCTAAGCGTTAAACCAAAAAATGGTACATATGTTTCAGATTTTGACAAATCAAGAATTCTTGGTGATTTAAAACAATACACAATATCTGGTATAAATCAAAAGATTATAGATCTTAAGATATTATATGTGGAAATAGATTCTGCTGTGTATTATAATAATTCTCAAGTTTCCAATTCTAATACTCTTAAAACAAGTGTTATTGATTCTTTAACAAAATATTCTGAATCTGTAGATCTCAATAAGTTTGGTGGGAGATTCAAGTATAGTAAAGTACTTCAAACTATTGATAACACTGATGCTGCGATTACATCAAATATTACAAAAGTTAAAATTAGAAGAGATTTAAAAGTAGCATTAAATCAATCTGCACAATATGAACTATGTTTTGGAAATAGATTTCATGTAAATCCTAAAGGTTATAATATTAAATCCACAGGATTCCGTATTTCTGGAGAAGCAGATACGGTATATCTTACTGATGTACCAAATGAAGATCTCAAAACTGGAAATATAGCAGTTGTAAAAACTTTGAGTGATGGAACTATACGTGTTATATCAAAATCTTTTGGGACAGTTGATTATATTAAAGGGGAAATTAAATTAGGATCTTCCGTTATAGTATCTACTGTAAAGGAAAATGGTATTATTGAAATTCAAGCATACCCAGAATCTAATGATGTAATTGGATTAAAAGATTTATATTTGGTGTTTGATATTTCAAAAAGTCAAATAAATATGCTGAGAGACGTAATCGCTTCTGGCGATGAAATAACTGGAAATCTCTTTACAAGAGAATACTATACATCAAGTTACTCAAACGGGAATCTAACAAGAAACTAATATGATACAGACTGGATTTGAATCTAGAGTTAAGGTTCAGCAAATTATTGAGAGCCAACTTCCAAGTTTTATTTTGGATGAAAGTCCAAATGCGTCAGAGTTTTTAAAGCAATATTACATATCACAAGAATATCAAGGTGGTCCAATTGATATTGCAGAAAATTTAGATCAATATTTGAAATTAGATAATTTAACGCCTGAAGTAATTGTTGGGTCAACATCTTTATCTGCAAATATAACAGATTCTGATACTGATATTACGGTAGATAGTACAAAAGGATTTCCAGATCAATATGGTCTATTTAAAATAGACAATGAAATTATTACGTATACTGGAAAAACAGCAACTACATTTACCGGATGTATTCGTGGATTTAGTGGAATTACTGCATATCATCAAAATCTAGATCAAGAAGAATTAGTATTTACGAAAAGCAATAAATTAAACCACACTTCTGGTTCAAAAGTAGAAAACTTAAGTTCTTTATTTTTAAAAGAATTCTATGAAAAAATAAAGTATACTATTGTAAATCAGTTACAAAAAACAGATTTTACTTCTGGATTGAATGTGGGAACATTTCTAAAAGAAGCAAAATCTTTTTACACAGCAAAAGGAACGGATGAATCATTTAGAATTTTATTTAAAGTTCTGTACAATGAAGATCCAAAAGTTATAAATTTAGAAAAATATTTAATTAAACCTTCTTATGCAGATTATGTAAGGAGAGAAATTGCAATAACGGAAGTTATTACAGAAAATGCCGATATTGGGCGATTGGTAGGACAAACTATCAGAAAAACTACAGATGATCAAACCAGTGCATCAGTTTCTTCTGTAGAACCTTTTACTAGAAATAATGATTCTTACTATAAAATTTCGTTGTTTGTTGGATATGACGAACCAAGAGCAGTAGAAGGAAATTTTGTAATTACACCGAATACAAAAACAACTTTATCAGCACCTGCAGGTTCAAATGTAATAACTGTAGATTCTACAATAGGATTTGCAGAATCTGGCACTATAATATCCGAAGGAAATATAATTACCTATACTGAAAAAAGTATAAATCAATTTTTTGGATGTTCTGGTGTAGTTAGTGATATTCAAAAAAATGTATTAGTTAGATCTGACGAAACTTATTATGGATATGAAAATGGCGACTTAACAAAAAAAGTAGAATTTAGGATTCTTGGAGTCTTATCGGATTTTGTTGATGAGACCGTAAAAGTGGCGGAAGGGGATGAAATAGGAATTGCATATCTTGGTGATAACGTTGGCAACCCACAAGAAAATAAAACTTATAAGCAAATATTTGCTAATTCTTGGATCTATAATACAGCAGCAAAATATAGTGTAAATTCTTTAGAATCAAATTATCAACTTGCTAGTAATGTAGACAAATCAAGTCTTAAAGTTGGTGACAGAGTAGAATTGATAGAAAGAGACACTGAAACCATCACAGAATCTTTCAATAGTCCTTATGTTGATGAAATATTAGATGTTGATGTTGTTGGAGTTGCAGGATCTTTTGCAACAAATTCTTCAAAAAAATATGACCTTAGAAGAATTATCAACACTGCTCAAAGCACTGGAGTGTCATTAGAATATAATTCTAATATAACTTCAGATATCTTAAATTTATATACAGATAAGAATGATTATGCTTATGTGGCATCCAATTCTTTACCATCTTCGGAGATATTTGGAGGAGTTAATAATTACAGATATAATATAACAAAACAAACAAACGGATTTACAATTAACTCCGAAGATAATCTTTTTGATTTTGATACAGATTCTCTTTATGCAACTATTGGTAATAGTATAAATGTTCCTTTCATAACAGGCGATGCTGTTTATTATAGTCCTTCAGATGCACCATTAGTTGGTTTAGAAACAGGACTATATTATGTTCAGGTTTTAAATGATCCTAAAAAAATAAGATTATATTTAACTAATGAAATAATAGGTGGTCCAGATTATTTAAAATTTAGTGCTCCTGAACCAGATTTTGGTTCACATTTATTTGTATTATATTCACAAAAATCAAATGAGATTGGTGTTCAAAAAATATTCAAAAAGTTTCCATTAAATACGCAAATAAAGGGTTCTGGAGAATCAACAATTCCAGGAACAACAAGTGGAATGTTAATTAATGGTGTAGAAATTTCCAATTATAAGTCTTTGGATAAAATTTATTATGGTCCTCTAGAATCTATTGATGTATTGAATGGTGGTTCAAATTATGACGTAATTAATCCACCATTTGTCAGTATTTCTACAAGTTTAACAAATGCGCTTGCTCAACCAGTTCTGAGTGGAAAAATTGATTCTGTTTTTGTAGATGCACAGGAATATAATATTGATAAGATACTTTCTGTGGATATTTCTGGTGGAAATGGTAGTGGTGCAGTTTTAGAACCGGTTTTAGTTAAGAGATATAGGGACGTTTCTTTTGATGGACGTTTGAACACAAATTCAGGAGGAATAGGAACTGCAACTGGAACTATTACATTTTTATCAGATCATAATTTCCAAAATGGTCAAGAAGTGATATACAATTCGAATGGAAATTCGAGTTTGGTAATTGGTTCTGGGACAACAACACTTTTAGATAGGACTTCATATTTTGTTAGAGTTGAAAATAATACTACAATTTCATTATTTGAATCTCTTTCAGATTATAACTCTGGATCCAATAAAATAGGATTTTCTACAGGAACTGAAGGAACTCATAAGTTCCAGACAATTACTTTTGAAAATACAATTTCTGATATAAAAGTTATAGATGGTGGATCTGGATATACTAATAGAAAATTAATTGTTTCTCAATCCGGAATTTCTACTGTAAATGATAGTATCAATTTTGTTAATCACGGATTCAAAACTGGAGAATTAATTACTTATAATTTTGAAACCGCAGGATTATCCGGACTTTCAACAAGTAATCAATACTTTGTGATTAAAGTTAATGACGATTCATTTAGAATTTGTGATGCGGGAATTGGTGGGACAATAACAACCAATTTTGATCGAGAGAAGTATATCAAACTCTCTAACACTGGTTCTGGATATCAGTATTTTAGTTATCCAGATATTGTAGTTTCCATTAAATATAATCCTGTAGGTTTTTCAACAACTACACAAGTATATCAAAACATTTTAGCAACACCAAAAGTAAAAGGTAGCATTACAGATTTATATCTGTATGAGAAAGGAACTGGTTATGGATCTTCAATTATCAATTTTGAAAAGAATCCAACGATAGAACTGAAAATTGGTAAAAATGCCTCATTAACTCCACAAATATTAAATGGTATGATTGATTCTGTCGTTGTGCAGAGTGGAGGTGTTGAATATTATTCGATACCAGATTTAATTGTAACTGATCCTTCTGGTGCAGGATCTGGTGCTAATTTAAGAGCTGTAGTAACCAATGGTAGTATTACAGATGTTAAAGTTGTAAACACTGGAATTGGATATTCTACTTCATCTTATATTACCGTAAAACCATCAGGATCTGGAGCATTTTTTAGACCTAAAATTAGATCTTTGACAATAAACAATACAAGTAGATTTGGAAGTGAATTATTAATAGAATCAACCAATAAGTTAAAATATACTGTTTCTGGTTACTTTGAATCATTGAGAAATTCTCTTGGTGAAAGTGATGCAAATTCTATAGAACCAAAACTTTCTGGAATTATTGGATGGGCATATGATGGAAATCCAATATATGGACCATTTGGTTATTCTGATCCAGACGATGAAAATTCTATAATATCTTTGATGTCTTCTGGATATACTTCAAATGTTTCAAATATTGAAGATAGACCAAGTGTATTTGCTGAAGGATTTTTTGTAGAAGACTATAAGTTTACAAATAGCGGCACTCTTGACGATAAAAATGGTAGATTTGCAAAGACAAGAGAGTTTCCAAATGGAATATATGCCTATGTAGCGACTGTAAATTCTGCAGGAGTTCCAGTATTCCCATATTTTATAGGAAATGATTATCAATCAAAAATTTTAGATGAAAATATCGATTTAAATCAATCATTTGATTTCCAATCTTCTAATCTTTTAAGAAATACTTTCCCATATAAAGTTTCTGATGTAGGTGCTGGTTATGATTACTTTACTGAAATTGATGATATATCAAAACAGAGAATTGTCGTAGAGTCTGTATATGCTGGATCAGTAGATGGTTTTGAAATAATAAGTGCTGGATCTGGATATTCTGTAGGAGATAAATTAAACTATTCAGACACTAATACTGGTGGTGGAGGATTAGATGTACAAGTTTCTTCCATCAAAGGAAAACAAATTTTTGATATAAAAACAGATACGGTTTCATATAATGATTCCATATTAGTTTGGAATTATAATCAAGGTGTTGACATATTTACATCTTCAGATCATATATTGGATACTAATAATTATGTCACTATTTCTGGTCTGTCCACAAATTTATCCGAACTGAATGGTATTCATAAGATCACTGTATCAAAAAATACTACAAAAATAATATCTGATATAGAAAGTGCTACTTCTATTGGTGGAACAGAAATTTACGTTTCGACCATTCCAGAGAAATTATATTCTGGAGATAATATTGGCATCGGAACAGAAACATTAAAAGTATTGAACATTTTTAGAAATAAAAATGTATTGAGAGTAGAAAGAGGTGTAACAGGAACATCTCATGCTGTTGGAACTGCGGTTACATACAAATCAAATAGATTTACAATACCACAAAATGTTAATTACTTTGAATCAGAACGGAATCACAAAATCTATTTCAATCCATATGAATCTGTAGGATTTGGCACTATTGCTGGAATATCAACCAGTTCTACTTTCTCATTTGGTCCATCTTTAGAAACTAGAAGTATTCCATCAAAATCAATTTATATTGAAAACCATCCATTTAAGACAAATCAACAAATTGTTTACACTCTTACAGGAAACAATGTTGCAGTATCTACGGATGGTATTAATCTAATACCTGGAGGTTTACCATCAAGTCTTTTTGTTATAAACAAAGGAAGAGACTTAATTGGATTAAAAACTACCATAGACTCTTCAGAACTATTCTTTCATGAAAATTTAAATGTTGATGATGATCGGTACTTGTTTGAAACTTCCGTCAATCAAATAACTGCTAATGTTTCTAGAATAAAATCAACAGTATCTGTTTCCACCTTCCACAATCTTTCTGTTGGAGATTCTGTATCTATTACTGCTATTCCAAATCTTACTATAGGAATTGGAACAACAACATTTATTAAAGTTTCTAGAGATACTCTAACTGAAAAAATTCTTATTGATCCTATTGGTTTTAGTTCCGCTGGAGTAAGCACATCAAATAATTCTATAACCATATTAAATCATGGATTAGTAACTGGCGATAAGATTAACTATTCTGCCGAAGTTATTCCTGAAGGTCTTTATAATGGAGAGTTTTATGTTTATAAGTTGAACGAGGATACCATCAAACTCTGTGAGACTTACATTGATTCTGTAAATAATCCTCCAACGGTAATAGGTATTGGAAGTACTGGTGGAGTAGATCAAACACTATCTAAAATAAATCCTCAACTTAAAATTACAAAAAATAATAATGTAGTATTCAATTTGACAGATTCTTCTGTTTCTGGATATAACTTAAAAATTTATTATGATAGTGAATTTAAAAATGAGTTTGTATCCAGTGGATCCACGGATGTTTTTACTGTTGAGACAGTTGGAACCGCATTAACATTTACATATCTTCCTAATCAAAATATCCCCGATAAATTATATTACTCTTTAGAAAAATCTGGAAGTATATCTACGTCGGATAAAGAAGTAAAAAATTATTCTGAAATATCTTTCAGTGACAGTGACTATAATGGATCTTATAATATTATATCAGTTGGTAATACAACATTCGATTTTGTCTTGAAAGAGAATCCAGAAAGACTTTCATATAGTCTTGACGAATGTGATACTCTGGAGTATACGACCAATTCGAAAACTGCTAATGGACCTATACACAAGCTTAAAGTTCTTTCTGGTGGAGTTGGATATAAAAAATTACCAGCACTTTTGAGCGTTGATTCCGTTAACGGACAAAATGCTGTTGTTATACCGAAATCAAGTGTTATTGGTTCTTTGAAAGATATAAAAATTATAAATGATCAATTTGAATATCCATCAGATCCAACATTAAAACCAGTCCCAAGAATTTCACCATCTATAATTGTTAAAGATGCCAATACAATATCTTCTGTTGATGTTACCTACGGTGGAAACGGTTATTTCTCTTCTCCAGACGTAATTGTCGTAAATGAAAGTACTGGAAAAATAATAGACGCTGGACTTTTGACAGCAGAATTGTCTGGCAGTTCAATTCAATTCATAAATGTAGAATCTGAACCAAAAGGAATACCAGATGAATCTGTAAAAATAGTTACTATCAATAATAGTAATGGAATTACTGTTCAAACTGTTCAATCATCTTCTAGTGGAATATTTACTTGTTCTATAACAAAACCATCAACAGAATATCAATTTAATGCTGGCGATAAGGTTTTTGTTGAAGGAATACAAAGATTTGATCAAATTGGATCTGGATTTAACTCCGAAGATTATGGATATAAACTTTTTGACGTACAAGATTACACCACATCTTCTCCATATGATTTAGTAACAATTAATGTAAGTGGACTGACTACAAATACTGGAATTGCAAAAACTGTTCAAGAAGGATCTGGAACTTTAATTAATGGTGCAGATTATCCAATTTTCAATGTCAATGCAAAAAAATCATCTTTCCTCCAAGACGAAAGACTGTTAAGTTTTACAGGAAATGATCTTGATTTATTGCTCAAAGATTTTGATGGTTTCTATTTGAAAGTGGAGGGTAATTATGATTTACAAGTTGGAGAAATTGTTAAAGGTGGAGATAGTGGATCTTTAGCGACAATAGATTCTATCCAAAGATCTGAAACCGTATGTGACGTTAGTTATTCCACTTTGAGAAACGTTGGTTGGAATGATAATGTAGGAGAATTGAATTTAGATTCTCAAGTAACTCCAGATAATGATTATTACCAAACTTTATCTTATACTATAAAGAGTAGTAAAGAGTATGCCGAATTAGAATCACCAGTTTTTAGTATTCTTCATACTGCCGGACTTAAAAATTTCGCTGATACTGTAGTTCAAAAAACTGCTCCAAAAATTGGAATAGGGTCTGATGACAATACAATTTATTTGTACGATTTGATTGATGAAAAGAGAGTAGATACTATTTACAATTTTGATTTTGCTAGAGATTACAATGTACTGGATGGATCTTCAAAACTTATTCAACTTCAGAATAAGAGACTTGTAGATTATTTCTTCTTTGATTCAACTGCAACAAGAGTATTGACAGTAGATGATTTCACTGACCAATTCTCTTATTTTGAAGACGAACCAAATCCGTTTGTCAATATTCAAAAATTAAATGATGAAACTGATTATTATAATTATTTGATTAGAGTTACTGATAGAAACAATACAGAAATTCAATTTACGGAAATTGTAATATTGAATGATGGTACAAATGATTTCTTTATGCAAAAGGGTGAAGTATTCAATTCCGAATCGTCATATGGAACATATGACATTTATACAGATGATTTTGAAGATTCTTACTTCAGATTTATCCCAAATGATCCTTTTGATACTGATTATGAACTTAAGATTATTACAAATACATTTACATCTTCTTCTGCAGGTGTTGGAACAACTTCTTTAGGATTTATTGATTTAATATCTTCTATTGGAATTGCAACTCCAGGAATTACAACGTCACTATCCAATTTGGACGCTAATAGTATTGGATCTCTATATGCTAATGTTCAAGTTATAGATGATACAAGTGGTGATATGAATTTTGTTGAATTGTATGTTACTCACGATGGAACAAATACTTTCATGTCAGAATACTATGGAGATTCCGAGTTTGAAACTTCTAGTTATTCTGGAAACTTTATCGGAACATTTAATTCCGATATTTCTGGAGGTATTTTATCCTTAAGTTTTACAAATACTGGTTTAAGTAAGAATACTGTAAAAGCAAAATTAGTTGGATTTGGTTCAACAACTATAGTTGGTGTTGGGCAAACTTATAGATTTAAGAGTGGGGATCAGTTTGATGGTTCTGAAAGAAGTGTAATTTACCAATCAAATTATGCTGAAGGAGTAGGAAGTGCAACTTTAGTATCAGTTGATAAGTTAAAGTTTAATGCAATAAAATCTTTAGTTGAAGTTAGTATCGGATCTACTAAAGCTGTTCATAACGTTATGATGATTCAGGATACTAATGATGCATATGTCCAACAAGCTGCATTATTATCTGTCAATGGAACTTCTGTATTCGATGATGCTATTGGTATAGGAACTTTTGGGGTAGATAATTCTGGATCCACTTTTGATCTTACATTTACTTCGGATCCAGAATATGCAGCATATAATTTAGAGATAACATCTTTCAGTCAATGTTTCTACGAAGAAATAGACATAATCAATGATCCACTCCCCTTGGAATATGGTGATGTTAGTGAAGCATCTGTAGATTTGGAATTCTATAATTCCATCAATGGCGATAGGATCAATAGAACTAATTTTGAACTTTTGTCAAATAAAGTTAGAATCTTTAAGAAAGTGTTTAATCCACAAAATTCCAGTATTTTGAATCCTGGCACTGGAACATTCAATATAAAAAACCACTTCTTTAGAAATAACGAAGAATTAGTATATACACCAAAATCATCTGTTGTTGGTCTAGCAACAACTGCAATGACATATGATGATGGATCTATAACCAATCTTCTACCTTCAAAAGTCTTTGCAATTGTCACAAATGAAGATTCTTTCCAAATTTCTACATCTAAAGGTGGATCTGCAATAACATTTACAGATCTTGGTGGAGGAAATATTCACCAGTTTGAAATGCTTAATAAAAACAACAAAACAATTGTTGTTTTGGATGATCTGATTCAACATCCATTAAGTTTTTCTGGATTTAGTCATCAGTTATCTGATACTCTTGGTGCTGGGACATCAATATTTGCATTAAGTGGAATTGCTTCAATTGGACCTGCAGATATTTTAAATATAAATGGCGAATATATGAATGTTGTCAATGTTGGATTGGGAACTTCTTCTATTGGACCTATAACAAATGATGGATCTTTCAGTCTTGTTCAAACAGAAAGAGGATTTGTAGGAACTTCCGCATCATCACATCCAGCATCTTCAAAAGTTGATATCTATCGTGGTGCTTTCAATATAGTAGATAATCAGATTCACTTCACTTTCCCACCAAGAGGAAACCCTCAAATCGATAAAACACCAGCAAATTTAGATTATGAAACTTCCACATTCAATGCAAGAGTGTTCTTAAGATCTGATTATACCAACAATAAAATATATGATGATATATCTAACGATTTTAATGGTATTGGAAGAACTTTCACAATGAAGGTTGGTGGTGGAAATACCTCCGGAATAGGAACAGAAGGATCAAGTGGAATAGTTCTGATTAATGGTATTTTCCAGCAACCATCAACTATTAACAATCCTTTTGGAAACTTTGATGTTATAGAAACTACATCTCCATATCCAGGAATAACTACCTTTGTATTTTCTGGAATAACTAAACCAAATGAAGATCCAATTGTTTACTATTCTTCAGAACAAGACATCAATATAAATGAGACTCCAAGAGGTGGAATAATAATTTCTTATGGATCAACTACTGGTCTTGGATTTGCACCTCTTGTAGGCGCTTCTGTGACCGCAATAGTGGGTGGTGGAGTCATTACTGGAATTACAACAAGTGGTGTTGTTAGAGGATCATATGGTTCTGGTTATAATGGATTGTCTGG